CAATCTCGTTCTCTTTCAAAAGATCAATGGTTACATTGCCCCAATACTCCAACACTTCAAAGCGCTCAACGCCGAAGCTTGGAGCATAGTCTTTCAAGTCATCTTCCCAATACTTCTTAACGTAGCTTTCGCCTTGTTCAATCAGTTGGTCAATAACATTCTTACGGAAATGTGGACGGCGCTTCAATGCACGTAGCTGTGTACGCGACATCTTGTGACGCTCAATAACATACTGGCAATCTTCTGTGTTGCTAGCATCACTGTCCCAATAGAAGTTCCACAACGAAACGTGGGATGCTTCAGGAACAGTCTTGATCAGTGGTTTGTATTCGCCTTCACCTGTCCAATTTGGATATTCCTTATTGACAGCGAACGGCCCCTTCATAACACCAGTACCAAACAACGCCATCTCAAAAGCCGTAGCGCGTAGATGTTTACTAGCACCGCTTTCATCCAGCTGGTCATGAATTTTCTTTTCCATCCTCTTAGCTGAAACCATTGCTGGGCTGAACGTCAAAGAAGTTGGTGTAACACCCGGCCCCTTTTTCAAACCCGGAACATCTTTGAGATCTTCTGTCAAAGCACCAAGCATTTCCTCAAGCTTGTCCAAGTCAAAGTCTTTACCAATGCCAGCAGAACCTTCATCACCAAACGGAATGGAAGGAGCAGCAGGGCCAGCAGCAGGATCAATGTGAACAGACTCAAGTACACCATCAGGCAGAACAGAAGGGTCAATGCTTAAAGGAAACTTGTTGTTAGAAAACAACACATCTGTAATTTGCCCATAGGCTGCAAGTGTCTTTGTCTTTGTAACCTTTACAAACACACGACTCTTCTCTGTAGATGTAAACTGAACATCAGAACCATACAACCCACGATAGTTTCGGTAAGCCTTAAGCCAGCGAGTCTCATCAGACCTGCGACTTTCTTCAGAACGACTGAATCGTTTCTCTACAAACTCAATTAGACTGCCACCATTGAAGTCATCTTCAGTTTTAGGAGAATCATCAAGTGCCAATGATTTGTCGTTAGAGGGTTTATTAAGTAGTGCCATGTAGTTTCCACATTAAATTTATTTTACCGTTGAAGGTATATCATCAATAGCCCATAACAGGGTCTGCTATATTCATTCCTGAGTTAGACGTTAAAGGATTGTAATCAAACAATCCACTACGCGGTCTACTCATCAATCCATACCGAAGAGCATCATATGTATGATCATTACTAACCTTAGTGTTGATGTCTTCCGGGTTTGCCTTGCTAATTGGCAGAGTTGGTAAATCACCAATCACCTGAATGCAGTTGTTAAAGAAAGTCATACGTGGTTGTTCGGTGAAACTGTCCACCTGAAGACGTCTATGCACCTCGTTCTTACCAGCAACACGACTACCAGCGCTACGATCAGCAGGACGCCAACGGCATCCCTTCATAATCATGCGTTCAGCAATGGATGGCCCTGTGTCACCACGCTTATGCCAGCAACTACTGTCCAATACACCGTAGCGAATCTTCTCACCACTCTCCATATCCAATATCATCAAAGCCAAGTCCTCAGCTAGCACCTTGCTAACGTACAACTCACGATAAACTACAACAGAATCGTCTGGTGCTACAGCAAACCACAGCACAGCGCTATAACTTCCGTAGCCATAGTCACATGCCCTGAATCTAGGCCAGTTGTGAGGTATGTCATAGGGTTCAACAACGTGAATGGCCCTATTAAACTCAGAAAAGGCAGCACCTTCTGCAATATCCCAGTCACCATCAAGCAATTGCCTACGCTGATGCTCTGGAAGTGACAGCAACATGGCCTCATAGTCACCAGACTCAGCCAAGTATGGGTTGTCAGACAGCTTTGCAGGGATAAACTTGCGCTTAAACAAGTGTTCACCCTCTCTGCTATGCCCTTTAGGGAACCTCATCACCTCACCAGTCTCAATATCTGTAGCAAGAAACGATTTATTCGGTGGAGAAGGAAGAATAAACATCTTTCTAACCCACTGATGGCCGGGGCCACCCGGATTCGTAGTAGCTCTCATGAACAAAGGTAGGTCATGGGCAGCTGTACGTAGCCGTGAACGCATATAGTTGTAGGCAAATGGGGTTGCCCACTGTGTCAACTCATCAAAAGCAATGTATGAGAAGCTCAATCCCTGATAACGCATAACGTCTTCGTCTCTATCAAGGTAAGACATCCACAGTCTTGCACCTGAAGGAGCCTGCCACTGCATCTTTCGCTCACTCCACTTGATGCCGGGATATATCTTCGGATACATCTCTTGGCTTTTCCAAATGAGTTCTCGCAATTCCTCTGTAGTGTGCCGAAGTATCAGCCCTGAAAACTGTGGATGACCCATGTATCGCAAAGGATCAGCCAAAATGGCATAGCTCTTACCACCACCAGCACTACCACCGTACAACACCTCTCGCTCTGGTGCAGCTAAGAAGGATGTTTGCGGCCCAGCGTTGGGCTTGAAGATGATGTTCTGTAGCTCAACTACCGGCGCTGGTGTCAGCGCTGTCACTAGACTCGCTGAAGGTGTCTCTGATGGCTCCGTAACGATCTGAGGCAAAGAAACTGTCTTGGCCGGTGCCTGTTCTTTTTTCGTAGACTTCCGCTTTCTTAAGGGCTTCTTCGTACCTGTCGGCAAGCTTTCGATAAGTAGACGATTTTCGTTTGTGGGACTGCTCATTTTTTAATCGCTTGGATAAACCGACATGGCTAATTTCTCTACCAGTAACTGTTGTCAACCAAGCAGCAACTTTGCGCACAGCATATTGTTTAACATAATGCTTTGCTTTCTCAAGAGCTTCAAGCTCCAATGGAATTGGTACAAGCCACCCATCGTCAGCTTCATCTTTCTTATAACCAAATGGAACTGTTCTGGCAAGACGTGGGATTGGTACATATTCTTTTTTGTCTTCAGGTTGTGGCAGTATCCATTTACCAAGTCCAGTTTCTTCCATTAGTTTTCCTCGCGTTCCTTTGCTGGCAATATCATAACACCATTCGTTGCTTCAACTTGAATCTTATCTGTCTTAGCCAAACCAGCACGATCAAGCAAATCTTTAGCAGCACTCATCTTTTCTTTGATACCAAGCTCTGTTGGATCAAGAATGCCATCAACCATAGCTAGCGCTGCTCGTGGAGCATTCATTGCAATGTACAGCTGTGTAGCTTCGATGATTTCTTCTTTGAGATAGTTGGTAAGCTGACGGCTGCTATAGCCCTCAGAGAAACCAGCAAGGCGACGAGCCTGATTGATGTTGCCCTTAGCCTCATCAAACAATACCTCAAGGAATTTCTTATGTTGTTCTGTAAGTTCTTTTGCCATTATATTCTTTCGTTATTGAGCAGCTGTCAGATATTCTTCTTTTACTTTTACCGACACAGTGATGACATCAGCAATTGTTGCCAGTCCACGTAGGGTGTCATTAGGCTGAAGAATAAAACCATCTGTAATTTGTAGTACGCTATTAGGGTACATCACCACTTGTTCTGCAATGGTGTAATATGTTGTAGTCTTTGAATCATACCAATCAAGAGAAAACCTAACAATGCCAAGAGAAGCATTTGAAATGACAATGCTATCTACATTAGCCTCAAAGCGTGGAGGTGTTGTGTAGATGATTGTATTGGTAAGGGCTAGCTCTTTACCTAGTGTTCTATTCTTTGTTGCCATTATCGTTGTTCAATCCATGTTAATGAAGCAATACCAGACTTGTTAGAATTGATAGCAGCAATTGCAATGGTGAACGTATCACTAACAGTACCCAATGCACTACGTCCAATCTGATAATTACCAGCTTGGTTTAGATTGATGATAGCTGTATTACCAGAACCAACATACCCAGAATCTAAAACAATACCATCTGTAATAGCACCTGTGGATGTTACGTTGTATTGTGTGAAAGCATTGGTGTCAGCTTGATCAACCCATGTTCCATTCAACGTAGCATTACGAATAATTTTATAGAACACATTGGTGTTGTCCAGTGAAGACGCTTGAAATAGAGAAGGCAAAGCAACAGCAGCAAGCGCTGTACTCTTAAGCCTAATGCTAAGAACTGGATAGAAAGTATTTGCTGTTGTTAAAGTTACACCAGTCAAAGGCGTCAACGCATTCTGTGGTGTACCAAGCCTAATGCTACCACCTTCAATAACCAAAGAGTTGCTTCCCTGATATAGATGATGTGTTCCTGCTGCACCTGTTGTATTCTTAATCTCACAACGAATAGGAAGAAACGGAGTTTTACACCAAGGTGTTGCTAACACATTACCAGTGTTGAATGTATGAACAACAATCTTCTCACCATTGATAATAAAGCTAATTAAAACTTGACCAGCACCATACCATTCATAATCAAAACAAATGATCTGCTGCGTTTCAGCATTAGCTGTAATGCCAGAAATACCAGCACCGTCTAGCTTGTCACCATTCCAACTTGCACGAGCAATACGAGTGACAGTGCTGCCGTTAATAAGTACACAAGCGTAGTCACCACCATTGTCTTCAAAATAAACACCATCGTTTCCGTCAAACAAACCAAACCTACGACGAATGCCGGAAACAGGTGTTGTCAATCGAACAGCAAAGGTGAGTTCTGAAGAACGTCCGGGAATGTAACGCTGTACGTTAAGTGTCTGCCTAATACATTCTGAATTAAGCGTGCTAGTAACAGCCATGTCAATTGAGCTAGTGCTTGTATTAAGAGTGGCAGTGCCACCGTTAGTAGTGCTAGTGTCCCATACGTCAGTTTCAATACCATACTGAAACGTATTGAAGAAGATGACTTCAGGATTTGATACCTTCAGCCGCCCCTTGCTGGTATATTCACCAACGCTAATATCTTGTGGTGGCTTTGGATATACAGTGATCATTACTTCTTCTTAGGTTTAACTTTAGCTTCTGACAATGCAATGGCAATTGCTTGCTTTGGATTGGTGACAACTTTGCCACCTTTACCACTATGCAATCCCTTGTCTTTGAACTCTCCCATGACGAGAGCAATCTTCTTTGTTTGTTTTTTAGTAGTCATTGTTATTTTTTTAATTTACTTAAAGAAGGAACAGAAGCGCCACAATTAACCATACCGCCTTTAGCCAAACGCACACCAGCGCCTTCAGCAGACTTCTCTTCCAGCTTATTAGCGTCATCAAGAAATTGATTACGCACGTCCCGTGGCAACGACTTATCTTTAGATTTCTCACGCAATGTTTCAATCTTCTTCGCAACATCGGAAGACCCTGTCCCTCGACCAGCACCAGCAGTGCTTGGACTTGGGCCAACATAATACTGTTTCTTTCCTGATCCAGCCAACACTGGTTTCTTCTCTTCTTCTTTAATAAAGCCTTTAGCCATGTTTTTTCCTTTAAACGTAAAAAGAGGCATAACCTCTGCAATATTTATATTAAGCTTACAGCTTGTTTACCAATTAATTTTAAATGTAGACAATGTTGTTGCTCTCATCCACACAACGAGCAGCAACAACTTTATTATCTAACGAAACTGATAGCTCTTTTACTTTCACAGAAGCTGCAACTTCACAACTCTGCACATCGTTATACACCACATAATTTTCAAAACCAAACATTACACATAATTGTGATATGCATATGATGTATTGAATTATGTACATGGTTGTTATCTACCACTTAGTTTTATCAGCCCAATACGCTGCTGACATCTTACCCTTGCTGATGTTCTCAGCATGACGAGCCTTAAAGCTTTTCTGCCTAGCCTTGTCCTTAGCTGTGTCGGGGCTAGCTCCAGCACCACTAACACCCTGCTGTCCAAACCTAATCAGCTTAACTGTGTCACCTTCTTTAGCCAACACAACATGACTCTTAGTAGGATGCTTTGGTGTTGCCTTCGGCTTGTTGTAACCAGAGAACTCTTCAGAGCCACGTTTGATGTTAGCCATGTCAGTCTTCCATTTCGTAGTCTTTACGTTCCCATACAGTGCATGAACGTAAGTTGTGACAAACCAATTCAAGCTTGTGGCAATAACCCCTACCACCAGCATCTTTATCAAATGCATTGCGAGGAATGGTATCCATCATTAACAAACTCTCAGGCGTATTGTCAAAGTATTCACAGTTGGCACAGCGCTGGCGACGAGCTTCTGATTCATCCATTTGCCAAACATCAGCAATGGCTTTCCAATAAGGAGCATTGCTATCAGGCTCATCAGATGGGTTAGCTTCAGGGCCAAGCATCCACACCTTAATGGCATGTTCCGTATTGGTCTTGTTCTCTTCTGGTGTAACAATACAACAGATTTCCATCTCTGATGGAGCCATTAAACCTTTAGCCATATCTTTTCCTTTATCGGCTCTTAGCCGTCTTCATAGCAATGGCTTTAGGCTGAGCAACAAACTGCTTACCCTTAGCATTACCAACAGCCTTAGCTTTGGTAGCCATTTAAATTAACACTTGCCTTTAGTCATACCACCCTTAGCCATCTTTGTCTTTGGCTTACCAACAGCAATCATGATGGCAACCTCTGGCTTCTTAGCCATTGGCTTCTTAACAACACCACCCTTAGCCATTGTCGGCTTAGCAGCTTCTTTCTCAGCAGCATTGGCTTTATCCAAATAAGCATTGCGAACATCCTGTGGCAAAGACTTGTCTTTAGCCATCTCACGAAACTTAGCCGCTTTGTTAGTGCCAGTAGCTTTATCCATATATTCTTTCATTAAAAACAACAAGGGCCGTAGCCCACTAACCAATCAATATCTAG